TCCCAGACCGCAGTCAGGGTGTCGCCGTTAACCTGGATTTTCTCCGGCGCCACATAGACACAATCAGTAAACGTGCCGTCGGCGACTCCGGTGGGGAGCAGCCAGGGAGAAATGGCCGCCAGATAGATGGGAATCGCCAGCCCGCCTTGAGCTGCAGCCTCCAGGGCCAAGAACGCGGCGCTGGCGGTGATCATGCTTCCTCCAGGCGCAAGGTGAGGTTGTAGCGGGAGCCGGGCATTTTCTGGGCCTTGATTGCTGGTTCTTCAGTAATATACGCGGGTTCCAGACTCTGGGGGTTATCGGCATCTTGATAATAATTTACCGTCCGGCCACCTTCATAAGCAGATTGGAAGGCGTTTAGTTGATCGTTTTCAATAAAGGTAAAGGGGGGGTTCGCGCCACGCTTAACTGTACCCGAACCATAATTCCATGCCGTCTTGTCCTTGGCCCTCTCCACCTGATAGTGCGGAACGTAGGGTAAATCACGTTCATACAGGGGGTTCCGGGCAAAGGTGTAAGTCAGGGGCGCGGAAGCGTAGGGTGGGCCCGAGACATAGGCGGGGGTGGCGGTCGGCAGGTAGGAAGGGGTATATCCGGCCTGGAGGTCCGCCAGGCTCTGGTTGAGGGGCCAGTAGGCGGTAAAGTCCCGGGCCTTCCGGGTTATGTCCAGCCCCCACTTGATTCGGAGCCATTCTTCGGCGATCCAGGTGGAGGACCAGAGCCGCCCCACGTCCAGGACCACGCCCCCCAGGTAGCCCTTAAAATAATTCCCGGGATCCGCCCCCCAATTTCCCATCCACAAGGGGCTGGAATTGCTCCAGGTGGCCGGGCGGCTGGTGACCGCGTAGGTTAAAACCAGGGTCAAAACTCCGGTGGTAAAATCCCCCAGCCAGATATTGAGATTTCCATCCCGGTCCACGGTGCCGACAATCCAGTACCAGCGGTCACCGACAAAAACATCATCAGCGGATTCGGGGGCGACGCTGGTAACGTTGCCGTCGTTAAAGCGAAATCTGATTTTGTGGGCGCTGGGGACTACGGCCAGAGTCCAGCCGGCCAGGCTGCCCATAGACAGCGCGCCCTTGCCTACCAGGAGCTTGGGGGCCGTGGTGTTAGTAATGGTGGAGTCCAGGCGCCAGAGGCAAGCGAAGCTAAAATCCCCGGTGCCCACGTCGAGGGCGGCGGTGTCGGCCTGCTCCAGATAGTGGCTTTCATCAAAAGATATGGCGTAGCTGGCCGGGGGATAGAAGACAATCTTGCCGTTGCTCACGCTTTACGCTCCGATTGCCGCCTGGAGGTCGGCGATGACGGTATCGAGTTTTGTCAACTCTTCTTCCAGCCGGGCCCGGGCCGCGGCGTGGTCCGCTTCTTCTTCAAGGTGCCGGGCAATGGCTGCCTGAATTTCGCCCTTGCTGGTCTCCAGGGCCTCCAGGCTGATGTCTTCATAGGCCGGTAGGGTCTGCTGGCCGTCTTCATCAAACATGGTGTAGCGGACCTGGCTTACACCCTTCACGGTTTCAATGCCCACCTGGTCTAAGGCCTTTTTGCGGAGATACCGTTTAATGTCCATGCCGCCGACTCCTTTTTCCCTTTACTTTCTTAACTTTTGGTCTTATTTTTGGATCAAATCCATAAAGGAGGTTCTATGCAAAAGATTGCGCTGGTGTTGATGATTTTGGCCCTGCCTTTCTCTCAAGGCTGCCTAGCTGCTGCGGTTGGATATGGGGCTTATGCCTTAAGTTCTTCAAAAGAAGAGGCGGCCCAGAAGACGGCTGAAGCGCAGCACATTCAGACTTACAATGCCTATAAGCAGGATGCCGAAAAGTTGAACCTTGACCGCCATAAATCCGGGCTGAAGGCTGAACCGATAATGACTTTTCAGGAATGGAAATTGGCCCACAATATTCCAACCCGGGCCCCGGAACCTGAAAAGATTGTGAAGTCTGATTGAGCATTACCCGCGCCCCGGAATGAATTTTTCGCCGTGGTTCCCGAATTTCTTTTCCAGTTCAGGAATAATCTGGTCTTGAGTAACCTTCCGCCAATCTATATCCTTACTGGCACCCCGGGCATCGATGTAAATCCCTCCGACACTAAAACCTCCTCCACCGCCCCCCGATCTGGCCCCAGCATCATATGCCCGGGTTTCTTCAGGGCTTAAAACCCTTTCAGACCCCAGAAGAATGGCTGGATATTCGTTGGGGGCAAGCCCATGGTGACCATAAACCGCGGCTACGGGGCCACCAGAACCGTGGTGAAAACCAAAAAACCCCATAGCCACATCAAGAATCCCGCCGCCAACATCGCCAAGCAATCCCCCAAATATCCCGGCAACTCCATCCGCCAAAGTAGGAATAATCTGGGTTAAAATCCCTTCAAGCAATTTTTGGGTGGTAGCCTCAGCCATGGTCCAGCCCATTTGGGCAAAATCCATTTCCTTGCCCTGGAGAAAGCCAACAAAACTGGAGGCCATAAGACTGGAGACTTGTTGGGGCATACTCTTAAGGAGGGCTGCGGTTGATTCTGCTGCCCAAGTTTCGGCGGATTTGCGGAGGTCTGAAGCTGCCATGAGCATTCCCCCGCCGATCCCTTGCTTTGCCCAATCTTCTTTTGCTAGGGCATAACGTTTTAATTGATTTTCATAAGCCTTCAATCCTCGGAGTTCATCAGCTTGGGATTTTTCAATGATATGGGCATTCTGTAATTCTATTAATTTCCTCTCAAAAGCCGCCTGGCCGATCTGGATTTCTACATCGAGAGCTTTTTGTTTATATGCGAGCTGGTCCCCCAAAAGAGGCGACAGTTGCGCAAGCTGGTCAAACTGATCCCTCTGAATATCCAAGGAACTCGCCCATAGCTTCTCCTGCTTCTCCACCCCTTCTTGGAATCGCTTCATTTCGTTGTCGGAAAAGGTATCAACCAGCTTCTTTCTCTTAGATTGATAGGCCACGTCGAGGGCGGACCGGGCCTCATAACTGGTCCCCACCTTGTCTTCCAGGCGCTGCAAGGCCGTGGTTTCGGTCCTGTACCATTCCTCCAGGACGGTAAAAGATTCGCTCGCGGCCTTGGCATTCATGGTCTTCATGCGGTTAATGAAATCTTCGAGCTTGCGTTGGGCGGATTCGGCACCGCCACCGCCCTTGCCACCAGGCGGACGCGGTGCCGCAACCTCTGGAGGGGGACCGGCGATAGCTGCCGCCTTGGGCGGGGGAATGGTCAGGCGGCGCTCTTTTAAGCCGCCGATAGGGGCAGTTTCTCCCATCATTCCTTCCAAAACTCCGGGGGCTTTGGCGGCTTCATTCAGTTTATTAACCAGGAAAGTAACCGGGGTTGCGGCCCAGGCCAGCCAATCATATATACCCTTAACCACGGTCAAGACGCCCCCGGCCACGTCCTTGACCGCATTCCAGCCGGTAGCAATGTTTCCGGCGAGTTCTTTGCCGTGGTCTTTGAGGTATTCATTGATCTGGCGGGTGAAGGCCACGATTTCATCATAGGCCCCGCCCAGACCTTCACGGCCCAGATATTTCAGGTGTCCCTGCAGGGTGCTGCCTTGGGCCATAAGGGTTTTCTGGACCTCATCAGTTGCGGCCGCCATGCCAGGCCAAAGACCTGCAAGGAACTCCAGCAGATCCCCGGCCTCCCGGTGTTTGTTGACAATATCTGCCCAAGCCGGACCCAGACGGGTTTGAAGTTCTTGGGCGATCATAGAACCGGCCACGGCCTGCCCTTGCATCAGGGCCCGGATTTCCTGGTTAATCTGCCGGTTGGCATCCTGGCCCTGGGTAGCCAGTTTAATTCGGTCAACGACAATCCCCAGGGCGTCCGCCTCTTTGAGGGTGACCGCATAACCTTGCTGGACAAACTGGTTATAAGCCATCATCATCTCAGCAGGTTCGGCGAACTGCTTGGCGGCTACTTCTTCCAGTTTCTTCGCCATTTCGTTGGCAAAAACCAAATTGCGCTTAAAAATATCCCCAAAATCACCTTGACCCGGCTTGGCGATATTGGTCAGGCCCGCGGCTATGCCGATGGTGGCCACCTTGAATTCATCGGCGGCGGAAATGGCTTTTTTGAAAACCATGGCTATGGTTGTGAGGCCGCCCACCGTGGCGGCAACGCGGAGTAATGACCCCGGGAGAGCATCAACAGAGGATTGCAGGCCCCGGACCGAGCCGGTCATGCCCTTCATGGTGGAATTTACTACATACTGCGCCCGGGTAAAGCCCGCCTCAAACCGGGCCAAGTTGGCATTAATTGAAACTTCGAGTCCGCCGAGGCTACCGACCATTTACCTATCTCCACCTGCGGGTTTCCGCGCCGCTTATGGCTTCTTGAGTCATTTCGCGGTCTTTTTGTTCTTCCGCTTTGAGGATGAAATGGGCTGACCATTCCATGATTTCGCGTTGGTCCATCCGGGAGAGAAGCTCTCCCACCGTCATGCCGCCCAGGTGCTCCGCTAGGAAGAAAGCTCTTCTTCTGCCGGGGCGGCTCCGGAGTTTTTTACCATCTCCTCGATTTCCTTCTCGCCCACGCCGTTGAGTTTCATGGCGGCCGACCCCAGGCGATTCAACGCGGCGGCATGGAGCTTGTCGAGGGCCACGGCATCATCGTTGGACATGATCCGCTTCCCTGTCTTATCCACCATGCAGCGCACCAGCAGCCGGGGAATGGAGCCCCTGAGCTTTAACAGGGGGGCTCCATCTTTGTCTTTTTTCACAGGGTCCCGGTTGGTTTCCTGCCACTCTTCAAACTCTTCCCCAAGAAGCGATTGCAGGCGCACGGTGCCCCCGAGCTCAGGACATTTCACGTCCTTGTAAGTCCGGGGGTCTGCTTTAAAAATTTGATCGCGGGTCAAAAGTCCCATGATTCCTCCCTTTCAAAATTGTTTAAGCTTCAGCCCGGCCTAGTGCGCCGGTGCCTTCAAAAGTGGGCTTACAGCCCCCCAATTCCCCCACCTTGCCGTCAAGCGGGTTGTAGCCCGACAGGAAGCCGTTGCCGGTGTATTCCGGGTTATCAGCTCCGGCTACGGCTTGGGTGGGCCGGAAGATCAGGGCGGTGGAGACGCCCAGGGCCGCAAAAAGCACATCATCGACCGAACTGTTGGCGTAATCCTGGGCCATTTCGAGTGAGGCTTTCCAGTCCTTGAGCCCCGCCAGTTTGGTTTTCCAGGTATCGGTCATGCAGGTGGCGTCCTGAATATCAGCGGAGCATTCAAGGCTGATGCTGCGGACGTGATCGGATAGATCGGTGCCACCGATGCTGACGAAGGCCCCCGTTAATACGAGTTTTGCCATGATTTCACCTCCTTAGACTATTCCCGCCAAAACGGCGAAAGTAAAACTCGGGGCAGCTCCCCCGATGGTCCACTTGGCTTTAAAATTTACGTCCGTGATCGGGCCGGCGTCGGTCGCCAGTTCATGACCGATGGCGGCTTTTTGGGCAAAGGTTATGACGGTGGTGTCGGTAATGGCGGTGATGTTGATCTTGCAGCCGGTGCCGCCCGGGGGGGCGACGGTGGTTGATAGGCCGTTAGCCACCGCGTAACCAGATCCCGGGGTGACAATGGACACGCCGGTTACTTCTCCGGACCCCCCCACCGTGTCAACGTTCAGGGTTCCCAGGGAGCCGCCCGACTGAACAACCGTAAGCACATCGCCGCCGCTATATCCTGATCCACCCGCGTTAATGGTCACAACGCTCAGGCGGTCGGCAATGGCGATTACAACGTCCAGGGTGTCGCCCGCAGAGGCGGCGAAGACATGCAGGGCGCCATAAAGGGTTTGGGTGGCGGAATAGGCCCCCAGGTTATATTTGGTTCCCGCTCCGGTGAGGGTGCGGATATCGGAGGCAGCCAGGACTCGCCCGCGGATGAAAGGCAGTGCTCCTTCCGCGTGGAGCTTGTAGGGGTTGACCTCCCCCACCTTGCCGTCAAAAGGAGTATATTGAGAAAGGACGGGTTGGAAAAACCAGGCCCTGTTACCGAAAGCACCATCGCCTTGACAGATGGAGAGAACCGCGTCGGCCAAGGCGATTTGATCGAAGAGCTTTTTATCGGGGTTGCCGGTGACCGCCAGGGCCTCGAAATAGCCGCTCACGTCGGCGATTACATCCGGGATGCCGGGAAGCTTCTCTTTCCAGGTAGCCTTCATGCAGGTGCCGTCCTGGATATCGGTCTTAAGATTCAAGGCTGCCGCGTTGGAAATCCCGCTAACATCCACTTCCGCCAGGTAAATACGGGCATTCATTGTTACTTTAGCCATACCAAAACCCTCCTTACGGGAAAACCTCTGCGATCCTCACGTCAACCGCCCGGCCATATTCCAGGGTGTCGGGTTCGTGCAGGTCCACATCAGAAACAAGTTCTGTGTCCTGCACCCCAGCACTTATATCTTGCCAGCGCTCCAGGGCCAGAATGATTTGGGCGGCCACGGCATCAGCAATGTCTTGACCGTGACTTCCACCATCAACAGTTTCTGCCCAGGCCGTGAATTGCCAGCGGGAGCGGGGCATCCCCCCATCGGTGCCCATGGTGTAGCCTTCCCGGGGGGCGGAAACGCGGAAGAAAGCCACAGCGGGTAAAGTGACCTGTGTCGGCAATATAGGGCGGTAAATCCTGGTCCCCACCAGGGCCGTGAGGCCGGCGAAAGTGGAGAGACGGGTGTAAATTGAGGCTTCGATGGTCATCACTCAGTCCCCGGGTATTTGGGCACCAGCCTTGCGTTCAACAACACCGCCTGGCCCAAGCCCTGCTTTATCAACACCAAGACTGCGGCGGCTTGAGTCTCGAAGCCGGGGCGAAGATAGGGCATTGCCGCCTCTTTTTTGGTCCCGAATTCCCGGAACCTCCACCAGTAGGGGCCGCTTGAAGACCAGGAGTTTCCACCCGTGGACCTGCCGTGCCGGCCCATAACCCCGGAAGCGGCCTTTTTCCGCCTGCGAGGGTATTGTTTTTTCATGGTCACACCGACAAGATAGGTAATATCATCAGGGGTATTGCCCCGCCTCGCGTAGCCCACGATAGACTTTTCCGTGGCACCGGTGGGCTCTTTAAATATGGCCCGGGCATTTTCCCTCGCCTGTCTGACCACTACTTCCGCCCCGGCCTTCACTATCGACCCCAACTGTTTGCCCCGGAGCCTGGCTGGCATCTGCCGAAAGGCTTCGCCAAGCTCCTTGAGGCCCTTGACTTCGATGGTGATGGAGTCAGACATTTTAAAAAACCTCTTTACAGAGCATCGATATTTCCCGGTTGCGTTCTTCTACGTTTATGGGGGGCTGAGTAGGTAAATAAATCCTGGTCCCATAAAGTATTCGCATTTTGGGTGTGAAGCCTGAGAGATAGCGAATAACGATCCGGGTAGTGGTTTCCGGGTGAACTGATTGGGCGGCGAAGAGCATCCTGCCGCGGAGGGGTTCTATCGAGGCCCAAACCGTGGCGAAGGTGATCCAGGTTTCTTGGGGCGCACCGGTGCCGCTGGGGGTTA